CAGAAGCCCCCCAACTAAGAGGGCACGGTGACGCCTTTTCAGCGGCCGAGCCAATCTACCAGAGACTACGAAATCTCTGTTAGAGTCTTCTTAATTGGGTGGACCCCCGCCGATTCTGTTTGCCTTAACGACGCGACCCCTGATTAAAGGGGCGCCGAGAGGTTCACTTACGCAGGCTCTCCTTCCTGGACCCGCAACTTTATTTACTTAAGTAAAGATGTATCTTCCCAATTCGATTTCGAAATGTCCTGAGCTTTCAGAACATCAAGAATCGACTTGACGACCATACTCTGAGCGAGAGAAATGGAGTGCGAGGCTCTCATTGAGAATACACCTTTTGAAACATGATACTTGGACAGACTGAGTGCGGAGAAATCCGTCTCAGGGCCAGGATCCAAAATAGCATTACTAATCAAGTAATCTATACTTGCATCTATGGTCCTGTTCAGTACCATGATCATTGGGTGAAACTCTCTAAGAGACGCGCGGTATGCCTGACCAGGCAAGTCCCGGAATTCCCGTTTGACATCTTCATCAAGCCGTTTATGGATGACGAAGGTATCATTCTGGAATTTCGCGAGGTCTCGTTCGACAAGTTTCTGCTTCGCCTTACTGACGACGCGTCTCGCGACGTTAGTAAGTCTGGATGAGCACTTAAGCCCATCCAACAAGGAAGTAGAAAGGTGACCGGGGAACCACGTGGCTACTGTTTCTAGTAGCGGCGCGTAATCCCCCGTCACTTTGCATTTCTGCAACGAGTCGAACACCATATAGAGTTTAATGACACGCTCGCAGTGTTGCGGACGTCCATAAATCTTATATATGGCTGAGACCAGGTCCGGGTGCTTGCTGGTAGGCAGACACCAACCGTGGTGCTGTTGCGTCAACAGGTAGTTATGAAGGAGAGAGTACTTCTTCCATACTGCCCGAAGACCAGAGACACCGAACCCTGTTATTTCACTCCCTTTATGCACCCATCTTTTGGCAAACTCGTACGTGTCGTCAGACACATGCGTTTTCGCCTCAGATACGGGCATATCGAGAGTTAGTAGCAGAGCTCGATACTCTGTTGCAACGGCTGCATTGGCAATGACTAAATCATCACCTAGAAGCGCGTAGTCACGGAAGTGGGGAATACCCGCTCTTACCGCAGCTAAGCGAACTAAGTAATGATGAGTCAAAGCCATTGCGCACCACGACGAATAAGCTCCCATGGGCTGACCGCATGCGTATTTTGCGACGCGTGCCATCCCAGAGAGCGTATATTCGTACCCTGTCAGAATATGGGCCCACGCATCAGCACGGGTCTTCCCAATTACTTCTCGTACAACCTTAAGCTGGAGAGCTATAGGCATACGATCGGTAGCGTTGGAAAGATCAATGCTGTAGTATGGACCTTTGGGAGGGAGAGATTCGAGGAATCGGTTCTGGTTAAAGGTACAGTCCTGAGGGATCCTCCGCAGTATGCCGTTAAGGCAATCGTGCAGGGGTCTCAGACAAGTCTGTGACCAATAATCAAGAATCGCAATTACTCTCGTCTTACCCTCCTTATCGCTGAAGTAGGATATCCTTCTCAGCGACTTAGTCTTCGGCGGGTAGAGTTTACTCCATACGTCAACAACCGAGAAGCTGGTTCCCGCTATGGGAGTCTTGAGACCGGTGATGACCTTGCCTAGCTTAGGCCCTCCTACTAAGAGAATACTCTCTAGTAGTTCCTGAGGGACCAAGGTAAGTTCAGACACCGCCGTTAACAAGGCTTGCCCTAGGGGGCCTCTTTTCGTCGACATGTGAGGTTTACTCCACTCGACGGACTTGCGTCGGATCCCCAATCCTCTACACACATGGGCATGATGCTTATCGGAGATATCCGGTAATGCACCTCCCCATGGTGAGATGATTGGAGTAAGATCAAGTTTCGGGGGAAGCATAACTCCTCTCAATGAGATGAGTAGGGTCATTAAGACTCGTATGCCATCCTGAGACTCGATCAGATAGCGGAAAGGGACTAGCCACTCCGGCCATCCCGATCTCAACGCTACTCCTTCGCAAGACTCTAACGGCCGTCCGGAGAGAGTCCGCATAACGCAATTACGTGAGCTTTTCACGTACATTACGGTAAACGCAACTCCTCGTTCGGCTATTAGTTTGTCTAAGCGCGAGAAGAACATTTCTACTACGGTGGAATACATGTTACTTGAGAAATAAAGTGCTAGGATTTTCGAGACTAGCTGCTCGATTATTCGTAGCATTTTGTTCTTACGTTCCATGTAGAAGGTAAATACGTCATGCCGTGGTTAGTCATATATTCTAGCGGGGCTGAGTTTTATGCCTCACTACAACAGTGATGGTTGACCCACGGCCATGAAGATGGTTATTCTCGGTCTAGGTTACCAACCTAGGTTTGACGAAGATCCGTCTAACTGGCCTCGCCGTGACTCACGGGAATACCCCTGAGCCATGCGGGAATCATAAATCCAACTGTGTGGTAGCGGATTCGTAACCCGTCGCATAAACTCATTGGTATACCAATGTAGGTCGTAAAGGCTTCCGCATTGGAAACCTGCCAACCAGCGAGGTTCGCTAACCTGATCCAGCGACTCCAAACGGAACATGTGCATTCCGAGTGGAGGCGAAGCAGGCTTCACGCCACTTCCACCTCCCTCAGGGACGATATGTCTCCTAAGACGAGCTGGGTTAGCGTTAG